GCCGCGTCGTCAGGATCGGGGTCCTTCACCAGAATCTTATGCCCGGCCGGAGACTTGATGATGCGCGTCCTCGTGTAGTCGGCCTTGTTATTTTCAAGAACCTCTAGCGGAATCAAACTTGTATTCTTGTCCTTTTTATCGAGCGGGTACCACGACCCCGAATAGAGAGGACGATCAATGTCCCCGTTTTCGAACTCGACCCACACACGGCTACCCACAATAGGCTTCCAGCTACAATTGACGACTGCTGATTTTGGCCACGCCCAATCAGTGACCGTGTTTCCAAGAATCTCGGGGACACGGACCCTAACTCGATCAAGGAACATCGGATCCTCGACCTCAACAACCACCGCCCTGAATATTCCGTACCATTTGGTTGCCATTAGTCTCCTCGCTGACTCTGAGCTGATACGTCTTCGAGGGGAACCGGAGTTCCTCCGACAGTCTCGGTACTCGTGTACGAAACTCTTCCGTACGCGCCTGTAGTTGCCCGCGTTCCCTCGAACGTCGTGATGTAGTCGCTTCCTTGCGCCCGCATTTCATGAACGACGTGTGTGACGTAGTACGGGCCACGAAATCGAAGACCCACGTTAAGAAATACTACGACTTGGCGCGGCATAAGCCTTTCGTATCCGTTGATGACCGCACGAACCTTAACAATGTTCTTTCTCTTGTTAGCCTCAGAGTCTACTCGGGCCTGAAGAGCCGACCTCGACAAGAGATTCCCTTGGCCGTCAACATAGATTATTCGCGGATACGCGAGTTTCTGAAACCGGACCTGGCCGTCCTGCTCCACATCAAAAATTCCGTCCGTAGAGAATTCAGAGTCAACAGTTTCAAACTCTCCCGTTCGCGGATTGATTGGAGAGGACGAAATTATCGCCGCTTCCCCCTCACCGGCTACCGAGAACACGGCGCTACGAACCGATTCCGAGTTCGCATCAAATGGTACCCAGTCCTCTTCCGGGCGTAGTGACGGCACCATAAAGAATAGGTTGTTGCCGAACACAAAAAAATCAGTGCCCGAACGCTTAGCCAGATCCCCAATAAATTCGTAATCACTAATGCCAGCTTGCGTGACACTGGGAATGGTGTCGCGAAGATTCGGAGAGATGGTATCTGTTTCGTATCCATACTCCAGCGCGATCTTTTTTACAACAGCATCGTACGTCATATTCTCAAATACTCGCCGCCGCGCTACTCTTGTCATCTCGACACCGTCGCCGAGACCTTGCATGACGATTCGTCGCCGCCCACCAAACTCGAATTTTGGACTTGACATAGAAAAGGCCCCGAGAAGTTTCTGGCGACTTGCAATATTAGCGTACCCCATGAATACTTGAACGCGCTGCCCTTCTGCCCACGAAAGATCGTCGGTTACTGCTCGATTCAGATTCTTGAAGAACAGCTCGGCATACGACACTTTTCCGATCTCAAGATCGACCTTAGCGCCGGTGATAAGATTGGCTAATCCGCTATCAACTCCCGTAACATTCCCGACACGAATGCCGACGTACGGATTCGCCGGATAGACCGTGGCGTGGTCCGTGTGACCTGAGCTAGGAGCTGTCGGTGCTGTCGCCATTAGAGTGGCATATCCAGTCTAGTTCCTGATGACAGTCCGAGTGGCCAGAACAGGTCGTTGGCTTCTGCAACACGCCACCATTTTCGTGCCTGCCCCCCAAGGCGAAACGACAAGAAGTCGAGCGTTTCTCCGGGCTTCACTTCGTGCCGGGTCTCGGAGTACGATGCCGAAGGAATGCGCAGATGGAGACACTTCTTGTGCTCCCCGTTGCGCTCGTCAACAACTGAGAACTGTGCGCCCTCATAGCGACTTCCAGCAAAAATAGGCATTGCAGCCTGCTTCCTAATTTGTGTACACAAGTGTACACAGTTTAATTTCTGTTTCAACCACTGACCTAGCCCCACTTACTAGTGGTTACCGCAGCACCGGGCTTGTATTGCCACTTAGGCTCCATTTTCTGTCTGATGATTCCAGACTGAACGGCCTTGGTCCATGCATCGAGTGTTTTGTATTCTTCTACCGTCTTTTCCCTGATGTCTTCTAACAGTCCGTGCCCAAGATCGTAGTTTTCCCACTCTTCAAGAGTAACGCGAGCCTCTATCGAAATCGGGTTTCCCGCCTCTATGTCAATTGCGACTATATCAAATTCAAGCTGTGCTAGCACGCACTTGATAGGGGCGGCAGTAAAAAGATGCAGTAACAACGGTCGTGGAGCATGCCACGTCCCATTAGACATTCTGGTTCCACTAACGAGGGCTGTTCGTACTCTCTTCATCTTTTCGCGAGAATAAGCCGCATCCTTCTGAGCCTGGATAAGTGGATCTCTACGCGCCGGAACTACTCCGGCCCCCATCGCAAGCATATTTATCGACTGGCCACCAGGCCAGTCATGGTCGACAAATGCAGGGGTAACTGATTCTTCATACGTATGGCCTAATACCTGTACAGTCGATTGGAATATCGGAGTTGCCCACGCTTCTAGAATCTCGGCAGAGCGCTGCGCCGATCGCTGTATCACGCCCCCGGCGCCCGGAGAAACCCCTGGAGGAGCGGCAACACGATCATCGAACCGCAACGTCAGATCGATTTTTGTCGGTTCGGCTTGTCTGTCACGATCGTATTCCCACGGAATGTCCAGGTCATTAGCATTCTCTGCCTCTTTCCATTTCGTATTGATACTGAATTTTACCTTATCAGGGTCGAACTGGAATCTAAGCTCTGAGTTCTCGGGTTCGTCATCCCACTTTCCAGTATGATGTTGTGGGTTGATATATTCACGGTTAACCTTAAGGTAGCCGACGCTCATTATGAATAGCCCCCAAAACACGCGTTCGCACAGTAACGTCACCTAGTGCGCGCCCCCGCGAAACATCTGTCGCTCTAACGGGGGTTAACGCGCCCGACGTACCCAACGTACGCGTTCCCAATACGGCACGGCCTTTTCCTCCTACGGGGGAGGAGCAACGTCCATCAGCTGCCCATTAACTATAAGACGTACAAGTTTCTCGCGGTTAGGCGTTTCGGCTGACCACAGCGTGTGGGCAGTTATCTCTTGGAGAACTATCTTTATCTCAGCGGCGGTGGCACGCTGTCCGTCGTAGCGGGTAACAGTCACGTCCGCTTTCGTGATAACGCAACGCGGTAACACGAGATTGCCAAACTGAAATCGCAGCGGCGCAGGAGGGACTGGGCTTATGGCGGCCGGACTCTCAAAAACGGTGGCGAGTTTGTAATTCTCGGTGTATGTTCCATGCGCTGCTTTGAATTTCTCGCCCTGCGCCGCTTGGCCTGCCGCGTCCCCGCCGGGCTTAAGACTGTCTCTATAGGCTTGCACTATCTTAGCCTGTTCTTCGGGTCTGACGTACTTCTTTATATTCAGAATTCCCGCAGTGTACGCGATTGGGGAGAGCTTCTGCGTAACTTCTGTGATCGCCCATAAACGAAGAAGCTCAATTGTCTCGTAGGTGTAATAATATGGCCCTACATCATCCTCATGTTCACGAGGCAGTGCGTCATCAAATACTGCAGTGAATGTAAGCCGCTTTCCAGCGAAACCTTTGTAGCCCCGCTGAGTAGCCACTGAACGCTGTCCAACAGTACCGCTCGGCTTCGTCCACGTGTTTAGATATTTGATCTCGACTAGACCATCGTCACTCGTCAACTTCAACATTGGAAACGCGAGTGACAAACCCTTTTGAGCGTACACTGACGGAGAGATAAGAGGGTCGCTACTTACATCCACATTCAGCACGACCGAGAGAGTCGGAATACGCTGCGTCTGTCTTGGGGGCCTGCCGCCAATCGTATCCACGCCCTCTGGAGACGAGTTCTCAGCAAACAACGAGACTCTGTCAAATTCGTATTCAGACATCAGCTCAGTCGTCCTTGCCGAAGACTCTCCATTACAACGCTCTCCCGAACCGTCCGGCCTATCTCCATTCCGTCAAGATAGATCGGTGACGTCACCGTCACGCGCATTTCCGCTGGCGAAGCCTGTTTTGACGTAGCGAAATTCCCGAGCATGGCTGCAAGCTCCTTGAGCGGAATGATCGCCTCTGCCCCTGCTTCACCGACCACGACTGGCGTGGGTCGAACGACAATTCCACCAGACGCCATCTGCGGAATTGGCAAGTCGGCACCGTCACTGGCGCTCTCCTGACGGCCTGCGATAGTAGGTTGCCATTGAGGAGCAGGATTCCCGGCAGCGCCTTGCTGGAGCGCGCCAAGCGTCGCTCCCGGAAGAGCGCCCGAGCCCGCCGTCCCGCCGCTCATGTCGAGACCGCCTGTTACCCCCGTGAGCACCGTTGATCCTGCCTGTCCCATCTTTCCGGTCACGTCTTTGAGAGTATCCGCGTAGCTTTTGAAGTTTCCACTAAGCCAGTTCCAAATCCATGCTATCAGCGTAAAGGCAGCGATAAGTACGATTACAATGGCGACAATCTTTATCAGCCCGACGGACCACGCATGAAATGTCTTAAGCCCGGCTGCCTTGATTACCGCAAGCGCCATTTGAAACTGCACGAATGTCTTAATTGCTATAAGTCCGCCAACTGCGAGAAGGAGGAGTCCGCCAAAGATTTGGAATAGCGTAGTGGTTAAGCCAGGAAACCACTCCATAGACTTGGCCACGACGTCGACAAATGACTTGGCAACTTCCGACAAGGGCCTCAGCAGCGGACCGCCCATGATGATTTGAATGTTCTCTAGCGAACCTTTAAGTATCTTTATTGACATGTTAAAGGTATCAAGATTCGCAGCATACGCCTTATTTACGGCTGACTGCGCGGTTCCCGATTTTTCAAGCTCGTCAGTATACGCAGCTGTAAGGCCGGTCAGCTTTCCGACGTTTCTGGACATTGCAATGAGGTCTGAAACATAGTTACCGTGCAACCCCGCCGTTTTCAGTAGCGTAGCTGCTTCGACGCCCCCCTGCGCATTCAACCCTTTGAGAAGAACCCCGAATGCTTTTACCGGCGCCGTCCTAAATAGTTTTTCGAATGCTTGTGCAGAATCGACGGCTTTAATCTTAGAGAGCGCGGAACCGAATCCGTTTATGTTTGTCGCCATGAGCTGGAACGTTCTGTTTATAGCCGTCGATCCTCGGCGAATTTGAATTCCAGAGTCGACCATGAACGCCGCCAACGCAAGAGTCTCCGCCTCGCCCGCACCCATTGCTCTGACGAAAGCACCGAAGCGCTCGGTGGCCTTAATGATGTCCTGAGTCGTTCCCTTGATGGACCACCCAAGACGAGTGGCGACTGATGCAATTTCGTTCATCTTTTCTGCCGTTGGATTGGCTATGGCGAGCCAAGTTGCCAGCTTTCCAAGGAACAGCGCCGCCTGTGCGTCCGTGGTACCGATGGCGCGTCCAAATTTGATGGCCTCAAACCCCAGCTTGATCATTTGATCAGTTGTCAAGACTGCCGCGAACCCCATCTTCGCAAATTCGACGGAAGCTTTTGCGACTTCATTCGCCGTAGTGGGAAGAGGAGTAGTGAACGCAATAATCTTTCTCTTTAGCTCGGTGAGATTGTCGCCCGATTTTCCGGCGATTACCGAGAACGTTTGCATGTTTGCCTCAAACTCGGCCGCTTTTTTTATCACTGATGAGAGCGCGCCAGAAAGCACCATAGTAGCTCTAGTGAGTCCTTGCATCATTTGACTAGCAACAAGCGGCGCTGTACCCAACGCCAGTTTGCCCGCGAGACCCCCCTCTTTTATTACTGCATTGACTTCTTTGAATCCTTGTCCAGTGATCTTATTTATAAGGGAGAACTTTGTCGCGAGTTTATCGAGAACCTCGGACACCTGATCTTTGGCAACAAAACGAAGACCGAACGTCGCAACGGAGGCTAGATCGGCCATCGGTCATCTCACATTCTTGCCTTCGACTTCACCGAATCCAACTCACGTCGTTGATGATCATGATGCTCGCTGCATCGTTCAATCAGGGCTAGTCGATCTCGGTCTGTCAACGCCAATAGATCCGACCAGCCGAACCCGGTTAAGGTCATTCCGATGAAGAACAACTGATTCATCAGAATGTCGTACGGCTCCTTATCGGCATTTTCCCCCGCCGGAATCAGCGTGGGGTCTTGAATAAAAAATCAGTGTCACTCAAGTCAAGCAGCGTATTTTTTCCGCAGATGGCGCACGTCAGGTTCGTCGCCCACTCCGGACCAGGCAGCGTCTTTCGGAACGATTCTTCTAGCCACTCGATCACCCGGATCGAGAGGCTGTCAATGAACCCAAGTGTGTTTGGGGCTGTGACGATTTGGCCGTTTTCTGACCACTCCTTGATAAGTCTTGCGTACAGTGAGTACGTTGCGCCGAGAGGATCGGATCGCTGCATATCGGCGATCGCTATCTGATCGAAGCCCGTCGGAAGACGAAGCTTTACGTCGAGTCCCAGTTCGGGGTTCTTGAGCTGAGTTACTGCGAAAGATCCGTCAATCTCGAAGTCTCGCGGATGCTCAAGCTCCACGATACGCAACTTCTCGATGTCAAGATCGAACGTAATCTCTTCCTGACACTTCGGACACGTACCCCGCGACTGTACAACGGGACCAATGGAAATTAACCGCAGTTTCAGAAGAATGAAATCGCGATCACCCGTAGTGAGTGAATTAAGAAGCTGCGGCGTCGGAGAAACGCCGCCAATTCGAACCGTACATTGTCCGAGAAGGGTCGTCATTGCTACCGCAGGGCTCTTTTGTCCAGTTCGCTGCGTCAACAGACGCCTAGTCCCCGCAGTCATTGGCGTAAGTTCAATGTCTCGGTGAACCGCGCCATTTTGGATAAGCCCGAGAGGAAGTGTGAAATGCTCGCCCATGATAATTCCTTTCACCACTGGTAAAAGATACTTTGCGGTACTACCGCAACCAACACTGTGCTATCAACAGACTTCTTCCGCCTTAGCCGCCATTGGCATACTCAACCAAAATTTCGGCGCATCTAAGCTCCATTGAGGATATCCAAACAGTATTTTCTCTCGCGTCAAGGGGACCGAGATTAAATCTCGTTGGCCACGCTTGAATAAGTTTGACGAGAATTCCAGGAGACGACGCGGAAGACGCATGATGCACTGGAATTTCTATCGTAACGTCGCGCTTTCGAATAACTTGACGGGCATTCGTGTCCTCGTATGACAGCCACTCCGGCGCCGGGACGACCTGCGTGTGAAGCAGGTTCATCGTTCCAAGAAACCACTGGTAAAGAGCCTGCCCGCTCGGAGCTTGCGACATGCCCCTCTCAAACGTAATGGCGCCACGCTTGATCCTGCCTGGTATATCGACAGTTTCCGGATATGACCCCTGCACAACTTCAGTGACTGTGATCTCTTGGTCGAGACCGAAGATCTTGGAAAATCCGACGCGATCCGGATTATTCCCTCCCGACGACGAAAGATTAAAATCTTGCCCCAACCCCTCGAAGATGACTGAGAAGTTGCAGGCGATAATCGGCTCAAACTTGTATCCAATCATATTAGAAGCCCGAGAACATCTCTTCCACTGAGGCAGAAACTCCCGGAGGAGTTAACGCCTCATATGCCAGTGTAAACGTGGCGATCCAAATATCGCTTGCGTTCGCGTCAAGATCGCCGTACTCGATCATACGTGGCCACGCATTGACTAGGATTATCTCCCACTCCGGCTGACCGAGCCTGTTCAGAACAGCCACGTAAACATTGTGGCGAAATATGTCGTTGCCGTCGACCCCGCCAGACATTGCTGTTGACGCAGCCTCTTTCCACGCAACTAGAGCCTCCATCGACGCAACGTGCGCGACCCCTCGCTCCAACGTCACGTCCCCTGTCTTTATGAGACCGGGAAGTTTCATCGCAGCGAGAGATTGATCGCCGTCACGGTACTCGATAACCTCGGACTCTTGGGAAATACCGGATATCTTCGAGAATCCCATGGTCCTCAACTGGGGGAAATCCGGAATGGTTACCTGATACTTCATGCCGCGAAGAGGGTCCGCCCGTCCTATCGCCAAAGCTGCCATTGTTCGCCTCCTCTAGCCTAGTGGCTACTCGGATACTTCGACGTTTCCGCCGATCCTCGACAGCCGCAGTACGATAAACTCAGCAGGGAACGGCGGGTTGTAGCCGACGGCCACGTTTACGCGCCCCTGGTTGACCACGTCCTGCGAATTGTTTTCGCTGTCGCACTTTACCAAGTAAGCCGCGCTTGCGTCATTGCTCGGATACAGCCAGCCCGATCGCCAGATACCGAGCATGAATCCACCGCACGTGTTCGAGATCTGGCTCCACAGCGACGGGTCAATTGCGCGCATGAGATATGCGCGTAGCCCTCTACGCAATGATATCTTGATGAAGTTCGTGAGGTTACGAACGTTGACGTAGTGCTTACCGTCAGGGGCGTTCTGTAGCGTACGCGCACCCATGATCCTAATGCCCTCACCCGGGTATCCACGGATGACGTTGACGCC